CTCGATTGTTTTTTTCACGGCATTGATGACGTCATCCATGAAGTGAAACTTGCTATTTAGGATGACGATTGCGGCAGTCAGAGCAATGACAATTCCAATTCCTGTTGCTACCCATAGTTCTGTAAACGATTTGGAAAGCAGTTTGTTTATCGCCGTTGTGAGAATACCAACGGCGTCCCATGCAGACATGGCGGCATTGAGAACCCAGACTGCAGTTGCGATCGAGCCGACCGTGACTGCGAGCCCAACCACTACGCCTGAGTTGTTTCCAATCCAATCAATGATGTCTTGGAAGGCCGGCAACAACGCATCGACTATTGAAGCGACTGTGGCTCCAATAGTTTCTTTTAGTTCGCCCATTTGAATGCCAAGATTTTTCATTTGGCCTTGAGCGGTGCCGGCTTGGGCGGCGGCTTGTCCACCGAAGGTCTTGGCGAGTGCGGTGAACACTTCGTCGGTTGAGGCGCCGGACTTGATCAGCGAGGCAAGGGCGGGATCGAGTTTCTTGAGCGGGCCAAGTTGGCCGTTGTAGGCCTTTGAGAGCGCCTGGGTTACCGAGTCAAGATCTTTGCCGGTGCCGGCTGAAATATCGAGGGCGAGACCGAGAAGTTCTTGGGCTTTGGTGACGTCTTTGGTGCCTCGGACAAGGTTGTCGAGCGCCGGGCGGAGGTCATCGTCGGCAACGGCGGCCGCTCGACTTGTTGACGAGATGAAGTCCTCGACGGCGGCGACTTGTTCGTCGGTGGCGCCGGTCGAGTTCTTAAGGCTCACGGCTAGTTTGTCTGCGGCGGCGGCATCCTCGGCATAGGCTTTGAAGGCGTCGCCGGCGGCTATGGCTAGGCCACCGAGGGCGAGGGTTGCCGGTAGTGCGGCCTTCTGGATCGCAAACTGAGCCTTCTGGCCTGTTGTCTCTAGTTCTTTGAATTGTCGGGTGGCTCGAGCGATACCTCGGTCGTCGAAGTCGCTGATGATCGGTATGCGGATGGCCACTAGATCAGACCTTTGTTGATTTGTTCGCTGATGTCCTTTACCAAGTTTGCCATCTCCTGGGTGATCCCTGCTTCGGAGGTCTCAACGGACGGCCACAGGACTCGGGCTGGTGTGCCGTTCTTGGAGTTGAAGGCGGCGCCTAAATTGCCGGCTCGGGCGAACTCGAAGATGCCGGCGCCGGCGTTAGCGCTGGTGATGTAAATCGCCGCTCCGGCTTTTTTGGACCCTGAGACCTTGACCTGCACCGACCTCGACATTTTGCTGTTGCTCAAGGGGAACAGTTGTCGGTCTCGTTGGCTCCAGGCCCGATAGGTGCCGGATGGAAACTGAAGCGCTTTGTATCGGTTCTGGGCGACGACGATCGCCGGCCGAGCAATCTTTTTGGCGTCCTTTACAAAGGCTTTTTTGAGCTCTGGATTGACTCGACGTAGTTCGGCGATCGTTTGCTTGACGCCTTCTATCTGAACCGTCGTGCTCACTTGTGTCCCTTATTCAGGATGTCGATTACCGTCGTTAGGTCTTGGGTATCGAAATCGATGTTGTGAGGCCACCAGCCGACGGCGACTAGAACTTCCGCTAGTCCTCGTCGGTAGGTGCCTCGTGGGTAGGGTTTGATGCGTTGGCCTCCACTACTTCGAGCGTGTTGATTTTTTTGATGAAGTCGTCAAGTTGTAGCGGAACCGTGATCTTGGCTTGTTTCATGGCTTCGTAGGCCATGAAGGCGAGATCCTCGGCGCCGACCCCTTGCGCTAGATCGGAGGCTTTCCTTTTGTACTTCCGCTCCCATAGAACGGTGATGAAAAGGTTGGTCTCTACGTCGATGGGGCCATCGCCGATGTCTACTCGGATGGTCAGTTTCATGTCGGGACTCCTTGATTAGGGGGTGATGTCTCGGGCCCAGGTGCCACCGACGAAGGTGACCTCGACCTCGGACAACTCCCCGACCGATGCAGAAATCGGGGTGAAGTTGGCGAGGAAAGCGCCCGTGACTGTGTACTCGGGATTTGAGGCCGACTCGGAAGTTCCTGACGGGGAGATCACCAGGGTTACGGCGTCATCGCCGCAGATGTCGTACAGCGTGGCTTCGATTTCGTTGGCGCCGTACGAGTTGAAGAGGGTCAAGGTGACTTCGACGGTCTGTAGACCTTTGGTGTATTTGCGGCCGTTGTCGCCGAAGGCGGTGGTTTCGAGTTGGTCGAAGCCGACAGTGAGCGTGGCCGCCTTACACTGGTCGGATACGTCTACGGCGCCGATGGTGACGGTCGGGTTGCTGAGGTAGGTGGTGGTGGCCATTGGGCTCCTTTAGTTGCGCCGTGAGGCGATCCTCACGGTGAGATCGTAGGCGGGCAGTTCTTGTCCGCCGATGGTAACGACCGACGGGCGGCCTGAAGTGATTGGCAGGCTCGAGTTCATGAGCGTGTCCACTTGAGTAAGTAGGTAATCGACCGCATCTTGGTTAGCGGGTGGTGCGGCCACGACGCTGATGGTGAAGGTGAGGTCGCCCACGTTGTAGGTGAAAGAGTCGAAGGTTGGCGGGCTGATGAGGACCGACATGGGGCGGATGTTGCGGGGATCGGTGACGGGCTTGTAGCCGAGGGCGGTGATGGTTGAGACGAGGCTGTTCTGGGCCTCGATGAAGATGCCGGATGCCACGTCATGCCACCTGGGCCCTGTTGATACCTAAAAGGCGCATGATTTCGCCGTGTGAGAGCGTTGGGACGCCGTTGCCCATGCCGTCGAAGGAAGCGAAAGAATCGATTGCTCCACGTTGACGGTAAAGGCTGGCGGCGTACATCGTGGCGCCGAGCGTCACGGCGCCGGACGGGCTCGTGGTGAGGCTGTCGCTGTAGCCGGCGGCCTGACGGCGGCGATAGCACCAAGCGTTACTAGCGGCAACGCAGGTGGTTATGAAGGCGGTGTCGTTGGCGGTGGCCGATGAGATACCAAGCCATTCGATCACGTTGCTGGAAGTGATCCAGGTGCAGGTCTGGGTCCAAGTAACGGTGCCGAACGGGTCAGCGGTGTCCCGTGTGAGATCGTCGCCGGCGTCGGCGAACAGGATCTGGTTGGGGACGATGACGTCGTAGTCGTAGAGGTAGTCGCCTTCGTCGTCGGTGCCGGTGAATAGGTATGTGGGGATTGCGAGGACGGTCTGGGAGCCGTCGAGGCCGTTGCCGAGGCCGGCGACGGTGATGGTATCGCCGATGCTGATTTCGGTGGCCTCAAGAGTCTGGATCACGGCGATGCCGTCAATCCTCATCCGATGGGTAGCCGTGAAGGTCGCCATGATCCAGACTCCGGGGGCAGATCAGACGCTGGTTCGGTTGACGAACTTGGACGCATCGATCATGAGCGTCGAGAGGTATCCACGGAACTTGATGTAACGGGACAGCGAGCCGTCGGCCGCTTCGACGCTGATGGCGCCCTTCTGCTGTTCGTAGATCTCGAAGCCGCTCGGGTCGCCGGCGATGAGGGTGGAAGCGCTGAAGTTGCGATCCACGACGACCTGGAGGCCGAAGGCCACGCTCGAGGTCTGTCCGGGCACCATGCTCCCGTACGAGTTCATCGGGCCGACCTGCGGGAACAAGGGGCGTCCCTGATCATCGACGAGTTGGCCGAGTTTCGACCAGATCGCCGGGGCCACGAACAGGTGTGTCGGCATGTTGCCGTTGGAGCCGGTGAGGATGGTGCTGGCGGCGCCGTACACCCACTCGACCCATTTGGCGGGGTCCGAGAGGTTGGCGTCGCTCAGGACGCTGGTGACGGTGGCGCCGGTGTTGAGGTTGTCGGCGGCCACGTTGTCGGTTTCGTTGGCGTAGATCCGAGCCATGTCGTCGAGCAAGAGGCCGAGCACTTCGGGCGAGGTCTGGTCCAGGTCTTCTTCGGACAGCCGGACGTAGCCGCCGTAGAGGGAGCGGGTGACGTCGAGGTTGCTGACGACGAAGGTGCCGGCGTCGAGGGCGGTGTTCTCACCGTTGCTGGCTCCGATGGTGGTGTGGGTCGTGACCTTCGGGCGGCGCCACGTCTTACCGCCGGACGGCATTGCTCGAGCGCCGATGGCGTCGATCACGGGGCGAAGGCCACGGAAATTGTTGTACACAGGGGTGACGATCGGCTCGGGCAAGATGCCAGGCGTGTCGGTCGTTTCGACGTTCGGGGCGGCCGCCTTGATTTTGGCATTGAATTCGGCGAATTCGGAGCCACCGGCGAAGAACTTGGCGATGTATTCGCCTGCGCTCGGGAGCGTGAAGTCACGCTTCGCTTCGGCGAACTGAAGCGGTGCGGTTGGGATCACGGCCGGCTGGGCGGCCTCGATCGGTGTG